AAATCACGAGAAGCATTCTCTGGCGGCTTGTTGGTCTGTCGTATTCTGACGTCCCGCTAAGTCCCTCGGTATCTTCTATGTGTGATCGCTAAGATAGTAACAAATATAATAAATTCAACTTCCTTTATAGGTATCCTTTGTATAAACTTGGGCATATTATAAAGGGAACTATTTTTTTCGAAAAGTTTTATAGATTTCTCTATAATTTTGGATAGGAACTTTTGGATAAAATATAAAGAATTTATAACGAAAATTCTGGGGGTATAAATTTAAAAATAGAAATAAATAGTGTTTCAGAAAGGGTGCGTGCTGTATATAAATATGCATGTTTGAAGACCACATACGGTTATGCAGTTCATCAAAAAGTAACTCGAACGCAAAGGCCTTTCAGTCCACATTATTTATCGAAATAAAGTAAATAAAATAAATTGTAAATAAATAATAAATAAAATGAGAACGATAAAAGAAAGAAAACTAAATTTAAAAATTCGGTTAAATTACTAATGTAATTTAGAGCCTAAGATTAATAAAATAAATAAATAAAGAAAAGAAAATATCATTGATTATAAGTCATATGATAAGAACGAATTTTAAATAGAAATTAAAACTAAAATGAAAGATAAGACGAAGATTTTAAACTAACGAATTTGGCCCAGTAAAATATAATGTTGTATTATAACTTATAAAATAAAAAGATTTTATTATTTTTTTTGTTTTTTGTTATTTTATATTTTTTTTCAAGATTTTTGAGATTATCCTGCCATTAGCAGTGTTTATTAAGAAATAAAAGAAAAAGAAAAGGAATTAAACTTACAAATTATCGAATGGATTCGATAATTAAAATTAAAGAATTCATTCGAGAATTGGTAAGACTTCAATAGAAAACAGAGGCTAAACGCTGTCCGATAAGGATTATATTTTCTAAAGACTTGCACCCAATCGTGCCCGAGAAAGTTTAATAAAAGAATAAATTAAAATGTAGATATTAATATATAAAACATCTGACCTATATTAAGCAATTAGTCCCGTTGTGGTTTCGTTGGTATTACCGCTGACCTACGCTGAG